TGCCTTACCCTGCGGTCCCGCCGCTCCTGGCGCGCCCTGAACGCCCTGGGCGCCGCGCGGCCCCTGCGGGCCGGGCGGCCCGCTAGGGCCCACCGGTCCCCTCACCGTCGTCGTCTGCTCCGCGGTCGCGGCGATCCCGGTGAACACGGCGCAGGTGCTCAGCAAGCCGCCCGCTATCAGGAACGCTGTCAGCGGGGTCCGCAACACCGTGGCCGCCAGGTCGGTAAGGCTCACGCGGCACCTGCCCGGGCACGTCGATCCCGTTGCGGGCCAGCAGCACTCCCAGCTCGTGCGCGTACCGTTCCGCGGACAGCTGCGCGGCCCGCGCCTCGTCCAATTGCCCAACGAGCTGCTCGTACTCCTTGGCCGCGTTGCGCCGTTCCTTGGACCGGACGGCGCGGACCGCGAGCAACACCCCGCCGCAGGCTGCGATGATCCCGGCGAACCCGGTGACGACCGCGACGATCTCCGCCTCGGATGTGGAGACGGCCGACGCGAGCAGCACGGTTCATCAGGTGCCCGGCAGCGGCGGGTCGATGTCGCTGATCGGCTGCCCGCACACCCCGCACACCACGGAGCCGACAGTGATCGTGCTGGTCTCGCCCCACTCGTCGGTGACCTCGAACGAGAGCTGCATCTCGATCGGGATGCCGCTGTTCGCGCAGTCGTCGGTGTGGCAGGTGACGGTGTTCACGGCGCCTGCACCGCCAGCCAGGTCAGCGTCGCAGCGCCGCCGATTGCCGCGGATATGCCGCTGAGGGTGAATCCGGTGGCGCTCACCCCACTGGCCCAGTACCAGATCGGCAGGTTGCTGGCACCGACGCCCGTGGCGCGGTTGACCATCACGACGGGGGCTGCGGTGAACCGGCCCGCCGGGAAGGTGACCGCGGTCGAGTTGGTCGTGTTGGCGGTCGGGAGTGACAGCGTCGTGGTGCCTGCGGCGGTCGCGCCGAGCTTGGACGCGATGGTGCGCATCGCCGCGGCGCCCTGGGCGACCGGGTCGGAATCGTCGGGGACGGTGAGTCCGCCGGTGTTGACTGTGCTCATCTAGGTCCCCGTTCCTCGGTACTGCAGCCAGGTCTTCGTGTCCGCCGACCACGCGTGTTTGTCGAGCTGCCGCCAGCGCAGCGACGCCGCCGAGCTGGTGACGCCCCACAGCTGGTTCCAGGTGATCGACGGGTCCATCTGGTTCCAGTGCCAGGCCGGGTCGAGGTCGAACCACGCGGCGGAGTAGGCGGTCTGCCCGGATGGGGACAGGGTCATGTCCAACGTCCACCGGGCCCCGTCGAAGCTGTATTCGCCGCCCTCGAGATAGGTGGACGCGACGCCGCCGGTGGGGGTCCAGCCAGGCATGTCGGTGACGGTGACCGGCAGCCCCGGCCTCTTGGCGCCGTCCAGCAAGGTGAGCAGGGTCGCGGTGTCGGACTCGGCGAAATCCTCCGGGACGTTCGTGTCCCAGGTGATGCCGGACAGCCGCCAGCCCAGGGCGCGGGAGCGGGCCAGCACCCGGTTCGCCACGTTGAACAGGTCCGCCTGGCTGACCAGCTGGCTGGTGTAGGACATGGCCCGCACCCCGAAGCCGAGCCCGCCCTGGGACTTCGGGGCTTCCGCGTTCGGGTCGTTGACCATCAGGCTGCGTTCGGTGGGGGCGGGCTGGCCCTGGTCGTCGACGGTCTGCTCCTGCCAGGTGCCGTTCACGCGGGTGATGACGTCGGCGACGTCCTGGGTCCACTGCGCCGGGTCCTCGAGCAGGTCGCACGCGGTGAGCACGACACCGCGGGTGGCGGCGGTGTTGCCGGTGATCTGCACCAGCGACGCGGACGCGTTCCAGGCGAGCATCGCCGACGCCTGCCGCAGCGTCGGGTCCTCGAACCACAGGTAGAACCCGACCGAGGCGGAGAACACCGGCCACAGCACCGCGTCGCCGGTGTCGGCGAGCTCGTCGAGCAGCTGCATCGCCGGCTGCGCGTCGACGTCGCGCCAGGTCACGTTGAACGCGCCCGGCACCGGGTCGATCACCGGTTGTACGGCGGCCTGGTCGACCGGGTCGATAGAGGCGGCGACGAGGGCGAGGATCCGTTTCACCCGGGTGGCGATGGTCTGCACCGGCCACGGCGTGTCGCCGATGCTGGTGTTCGCCAGGTCCGCGGTCCAGTCCGTGGCGGTCACGTCGACGCCGACGCCGGTGGCGGTGGCCTGGGCGTGCAGGTCGGTGATGCGGCCGGTGAACACGAGCACGCGGCGCACCGCGGCCGGCGGCGCCCAAACCCGCGCCTCGTCGACGGTGACGGTGCCCCAGGACATCCAGGTGCCCGGCTGCGCCGACCAGGCGCCGGCGGCCGCGGTGATCGGCCCGTTCCACACCGCGAACTGCACGTCGAGCTGCAGCCCCGCCCAGCCGTACGGGACGTCGGCGGGCACGGTGCCGGCGGCGGTGACCCGCTGCCAGCCGGCGGCCGCCGGCACGGCGGTGGCCGGGCCGAACGTGGCGCCGGCGGTCTTCGATGTCGGGCCGGGGAACACGGCCGCGGACAGGGTGGCGCCGATGCGGGTCGGCTCGCCGAGTTTCACCATCAGGTCGACCGACCAGGAGTCGCCGGCGGTGACTTGGGTGAGGGTGTTCCACGCGGTCGCCGAGCTCGAGAACGGGGCGGGCGGGATGAGCAGCCGCTGCGCCCCGGTCGTGGCGTTCGGGTAGCCGGGCGGGCGGGTGAGCAGCGCCCGGCTGCCGGCGTACGCGTCCGTGGTGAACGTGGTGGAGCCGGCCGAGGCGACCCGGTCCGCGAGCGCCGCGGTCTCGAACCCGCCGTCGACGGCGATGTTGACCGGGCTGGTGCCGGCGGTGACGTCGCCGGCGGCGTAGCAGTCGACGACCGCGCCGACGTGCAGCACGTCGAGGAAATCGTCGTCCGGGTCGATGTCGGCGACCGTGAACGTCGCGGTCGAGGTGGCTGGCTGCTCCATGGTGGTGGACCGGCCCCAGGTGAGTTTGAACCCGGCCAGCGCGGTCGGCACCGACGCGAGGTATTCCGGGCCGGTGTCGGGCAGCCGTGCCTTGTCGACGTACAGCTCGCAGCTGGCGGTGCTCATGCGACACCGCCGACCGGGGCGCCGACCCGGGTGATTCCGGTGACCCGGCCGGCGCGGCGGGCCAGGATCTTCTCGATCTGCCGGGCGACCGCGTCCGGATCGAGCGCCCCGTTGACGACGATGGTGGTGCCGCCGAGCTCGTCGCGGAGCAGTTTGCGCAGCATCGACTCCGGTGCCACGAACTCCGGCCCGCCCTCGCCGACGACGGCGGTGGTGGCGCGGGTGACGTAGGCGCCGGACGCGAGCTCGGGGATGTTCGGCGTGTTGATGGTGAACGACGGGAACTTGGTGTGCGGCGGGAACGGCAGTTTGAACCCGCCGATGGTGAACGACAGGTTGTTCCACGCGCGGATCACGGCGTTGATCGGCTTCTTCAGTGCGGTGCCGAGCGCGCCAAACCCTGCCGTGATCTTGTCGATAACGTTGGTCTTGATCCAGTTCCAGGCGGCCTTGAACGGGGCTGTGATCGCCGATTCCACCTTCGACATGGCTGACGTGATCTTCGACCAGAGTCCGGAGAACGCGCCGCCGATCTTGTCGATGACGTTGGTCTTCACCCAGTTCCACCCGGCCTGGAACGGGGCCTTGATGATGTTCGCCAACCCGGCGAGGGCGGCGGACACCTTGCCGGGGATGGACCGGACCCAGTTCACGATGCCCGGCACGAGGCTGTTCGCGACCCAGTTCCAGGCGGCGGTGAAGGGGGCCTTGATGATGGCGGTGACCGTGGATAGGGCGGAGGAGATGTAGCCGGGCACGCGGCGGAACCAGCCGATCACGGCCGGCAGCATCGTGTTCACGATCCAGTCCCACGCCAGCCGGTACGGCGCGGTGATGACCGCGAACAGGGTGGACAGGGCGGACGCGATCCAGCCGGGCACCTTCCGGAACCAGGAGATCACCGTGGCGCCGGCGTCGACGATCCACCCGAACGCGGCGACCACACCGCGGGCGACGGTCTGCACCACCGCCCACACAAGGCGGAACTGCAGCATCCAGAACGAGAACAGGGTCTTCAGCCCGCCCCAGAGGATCTTGACCACGGCGAGGATACCGGCGAATGCGGCCTGCACGATCTTCCGGAACGTCGCGGACTTCTTGTACGCGATGACCAGGATCGCGACCAGCGCGGCGATGCCGAGCACGATGAGCACGATCGGGTTCGCGTCCATGATCGCGTTGAACACGGCCTGGATCCCGGCCCAGATCTTCGTCGCACCCGCCGCGAGGTTCGTCTGTTTGATCCAGGAGACGAGCCCGCCCGCCTCCGACAGTTTCGAGGTTGCCTGCCCGACCTTGATGGCGGCGTAGACGGCGCCGATCGCGGCGGCGAACGCGAGCACCACCCCCTTGTGCTTGGTCATCCAGCCGATGGTGGCCTGGAACGCGGGCAGCACCGTGGTGGTGAGGATGTCGGCCAGCTTGGTCAGGATCGGCATGAACGACGCGACCAGGCCCTGGGAGACGTCCTCGAAGGAGCGTTTGGCGCGGGCCATCTGCCCGGGCAGGGTCTGCCCGGCCGCTTTCGCGGAGCCGCCGAACTCCTTGCGCAGCTCGGCCATGATGACTTTCTGCGCGCCGACCGTGTCCCCGGCCTTCTGCATCGCGGCGATCTGCTTCTTCTGCGCGTCGGTGAACGTGACCCCGATCTTCGTCAGCTTCGACACGCCCTTGGCCGGGTCGTTGAGCGCCTTGCCGAGCTGCACCGCGTATTTGGATGCGTCGCCGCCCATCTTCGCGGCCATGTCCGCGGTCATCTTCGTCGCCTCGTCGAAGATGGCGTTGGTGCCCTTGCCCTTGTTGCGGATGTTGGTGAAGGTGAGCAGCAGCTTCTCCGAGGCGACGATGCTGTCGTCGGTCTGCCCGCTGTAGTTCTGCACCGACGAGGCGAGATCCTCCATCCCCTTCACCGAGGTGTTCGCCGCGTTGCCGGTGGTCTTGAGCCCGTTCGCCAGCTGCGCCTGGCCGGCGAGAAAGTCGGACTGCTCGTCGAGGCCGGTCTTGAACATGGCGACCACGCCGCCGAGCGCGCCGGCGGCGGCGACCTTGGCCGCGTTCTTGATGAACCCGCCAAACTTGGACCCGGACTTCTCGACCTTGTCCCCGGCCTTGCCGGCGGCGTCGCCGACCTTCCCGAACGTCGCAGCAGCCTTCGACGCGTCGGCGACGATGTCAATCTTCAGCAGCGCCGGGCCGGCCATCTCAGCCTCCCCGCCGGATCCGCTCGGACCGCTCGGTCAGGTACCGGGCCGCGGTCATCAGGGTGCGCGGTTCGGCCAGCCACACCCCGGCTGGCACCCCCGTCTCGCACGCGATGACCACGGCGAGCTCCGCTAGCCCGCCGGCCGGGTAGGGTCCAGCTCCCCGCCGTCCTGGTCGTCGTCGAGGTCGTCGATCGCGTCGAGCTGGTCCAGGAACGTCTCGAACTTGGCTGGCACCTCGAGCCGGTTACGCAGGCAGGCTTCGTGCAGCACCCGCATGCCGCGCACCGTGTCGCCTTCGCCGTCGCGTTCGGCGCGGGCCAGGTCGAGCGCGTTCGTCTCCACCTCGATCTTCTGCCCGGCGATGACGAGCCGGACGTGGCGGCGCACCGATGGCATGGGTCAGGCCCCTTTCACGGTGTCGCACACCTTCTGGATGTCGTCGAGGTAGGCAGGCAGCCACGCCGGTTGGGTGTCCACCGCGGCGTTGTTGATGAACGGTTGCGGTTTCACGTTCCGGGCGGGCCATCCATAGTTGATGGGTCCGGCGTATAAAACCGACGCATTGCCCGCGACGACCCGGGCCCGGCCCACTTGCCGCGCCGGCCGCACCGAGGCACCCAACGCGCCGGTGCGGCGTGGCGCGGTCACCGACGCCCACTGCGCCACCATCGACGCGGCGCGGGCGTTCGCGTCCTTCAAGTCCTCGAGGCCGTCCCCGGCTGCGCGCAGCGTCGAACGCAGCCGGGACGCGCCCTCCACCCGGACGGTCGGGTCGGCCATCAGGCCGCCGGCTGCTCGGGCTGGTCGGCAGGTGCGGACTGCTGCGCCGCCGCGCCGGCAGTGCCCGGGGTGCGGGTCGGCCGCCCGACGATGTCGAACTCCCAGTCGGTGGTGAGCCGGGTGTTCACGTCCCCGCCTTCCTCCAGCGCGACGATCACACACTGACCCGCCCAGGTCGGCGCCCCGTCCTCGTTCGGTTCCCAGCTGAAGTCCACCGTCTGCATCGCGTTGTCGTAGCAGTAGGCGAGGAACCCGGCCGGGTCGTCGAAGTCCTGGATGGACGTGCCGCCAATGACGTAGGACTCCTTCTTGCCCTCGGGCAATTCATCACCGCAAAGAGTGGTGACAGCATCGCCATCCGAGTCATATGAAGGGGTCACATGCACATTGGTCGCCTGACAAGCGAATGTCGTGTCCCCGGCTGTGGCTGTTCCGAACGTAAGGGTGCCATTGCGCACGCGACTCTCGGTGATCGTCATTACATCGCCCTCTCGTTGGGATCAAAACCGCCCGGTGCGGGCGTTGGGGGGGTGTGAAACGCGTTTGTTCTGTCGAGGGGTGCATCAAGCACGTCAAACCTCGGCACAGCAAGTGCTCGATGCACCTCGCTCGTCTGGCGCGGCACGGTGATCCGGACGCCACCCAGCGGCCGGCACGTGCCACATGGGCCGGTGCCTGCGATGTCGAGGGTTGCGAGAACCCGCGGCACAACAGTCGCGGCTGGTGCCGCGCGCATTACTTGCGGTGGCACAAGCACGGTGACGTGAGCATCGACAAACGGGCCACGGGGCGCGCGCTGTGCAGCATTGAGGGATGTGCCCGCGCATCTGCCGGACGTGGTTGGTGCAAGCTGCACCATCGTCGTTGGTCTAAGTACGGTGACCCGCACTACGTCACGATGACGAAGGCGGAGTCGGTGCGCGTAGCGCTCGCGGCCAGGCTCGCCAAACCCGCCCAGACGCGCGGCAAGCGCTGGGTGCACCTGAAACACCGCCCGGCTCTCGTTGCTGCGTGGAACGGTCTGTGCGGGTTGTGCGACGAACCGATGGTCGACCACCTGAGCGTGCCCGGCGTGCCGCGTGCGTTGTGGCTGACCATCGATCACATCGATCCCGGCGGGTCGGACGACATCGACAACCTGCGGATCGTCCACGCATCGTGCAACTCGGCCCGCGGTAACCGCGCCGCGATCACCCGCGTCCCGCCGCCGTGGGTCCGGAACCCCGCTCACAGGTCCACCGCCTGGGTGAAGGTGAGCCGGTAGGCAGGGTGGGGCGGGTTGTCCGGCGAGAGCAGGTACTGCACCTTGTCGGCGCGTTCCACGGGCAGCACCGCGGCCGCGGCCGCGAGCAGCGGTTGCAGCGTGTCGACCGCGTCGAGGTTGGCGGTGCCGGGGGCGAGCGCGATCACGGACCATTCGCCGGTCGCCCCGCAGCCGACGTCCCACCGCAGGTTCGGGTACTCGACGAGCAGACACGGCGGGGTCGCCGAACGCGGGTCGGCAGTGGCGTCCACCCCTTGCGCGACCAGTTTCGCCGCGATCGTCAACATCTCCGCGACGATCGACCCCGGCAGCGGCGGAGGGGTCAGCGGCGGGTCGAACGCGTCGGAGAACGCGTCGCTGAACTGGTTCTCGACGCCGGTCACGATGCCTCCGCGTACGGGACGGTGAACACCCATACCGACTGCTGCCACTGTGCGGCTGCGATGGACCCGGCACCGGACACGAACGTCACCGGCACTTCGACATACGAGCCGTGGTCACTGGCCCCGCCGGTCGCGGCGTAGCGGACCCAGGAGGCGTTGTCGGACTGCTGCTGGCCGTAGATGCCGACGCATTTCAGCAGCACGTTGGCCAGGTCGTTGTTGTTCAGGTCGTCACGGGCGAAACGCAACACCGACGCCGCCTCCCACGCGGCCTGGTCGGTGCTCACCTGCCCGCCACCAGGGGTGCCGGGTTGCGGATTGGTCTGCCAGCGCCCACTGGCCTGCACCGTGGGCGTGCCGCCGTCGCCGCCACCCGCTTCCAGCGCGGAGATGCGCGCGTCCAGGTCCAGGTAGGCGGCCTGGGCCTGCGCCTTCGCGTCGCTGGCGTCCTGCGCGGCGATCTGGTCGGCCGAGGCCAGCGAGGTGTCGTTGTCCCACAGCGCGGACACGATGGTGCGCAGGTCGGCGGCGTCGATCTCACCGCTGTCGTTGTCCGGCAGCAGCGCGAGCAGGTCATCGAGCGTGGTCATGCGAAGCTCGACTTCTGGTATTCGCCGAGCTCGAGCAGCACCCGCACGTCCGGGTCCATCCGGGCCAGCAGCGACACGCCGGCGTCGGCGAACGCGGCGACGCCCTGCACGGACCCCCGCCGCCCGTACAGGCGCGCCGCCTGCAGCGTGGCCGCCTCGTCCGCCCGCGGCGGCCACACCACGCTGGCCGGGTCGACCGGGTTGCCGTCCTCGTCGACCAGCGGCGGCAAGTCGGTCCGCAGCTGGGCGACGAGGTCGTTGGCCGAGTCGGCCGCGTCCTGCAACGCGGCCTGGTCCACCGGCCGGCCCGGGGCGATACCCAGGTGGGTCAGCAGCCGCTCGACCGTGGTCGGCATTACTTGCCGCCGCTCCCGGAGGATGCGGGCGCGGACTGCGGCGCAGACGCCTGCATCGTCTCGGTGCTGCTGATCTTCACCAGGGACGGGGTGTCGGTCACCACTGGCAGCGCCCGGGTCTCGGCGAGCACCACGATGGTGTTCTTCAGGAAGAAGTCCGAGTGCGAGTCGGTGGCGTAGGTGTTGGACACGCCCCGGTCGAACACGGTCACCCCGTTGCGGAAGTCGCCGACGTAGCCGGTGCCTTGCGGCAGGTCCGGCGCGGCCGCGATCGTCAGCCCCCACGGCGAGTTCTGCACCACCGCCCCGGACATTGACGCGGCCAGCGCGGCCAGGTCGATGTCGGCCCAGTCCAGCGGGTTGAGCACGATCCCGTTCGGGGTGCGGTGGTTGCCCTGCACCGTGGCCATCCCGATCCGGGCCGCGGCCAACATCGTGTCGCCGGTCACCGCCTCGATGTTCGCGTCCGCGGCCAGCGCGTCCACGATGCCGCCCTCGACGGCCATCTGCACCCCGGCCCGCAGGTAGTTCTCCAGCAGCTGCTGCAGTTGGGCGATGTCGTCGAGGGCTTGCCGGGTCGCGGCCTTCCAGTGCGCGAACGTCTTGAGCGTCTGCGAGAGCAGGTTGATCGTCAGGTCCGCTTCCGGCTTGAGCGCGCCCTCAGGGACTTCCGGTGCGGCGGCGGCCGGCGCCGGGGACACGTACAGGTAGTCGACCGCGCCGGCGTTGACTGTCACGGTGGTGCACAGCGCGAGCAGCGGGGTGATCTGCAGCGGCGTCTGCACGTTGCCGGTCCACCGGAACGGCTGCACCGCGCCCGCCGGCAGCGTGGTCGTCATGATCGGCCCGGCGGCGCGGGTCTCGGCCAGCAGCGACCCGCATTCGACCCGGCCGGACTGGCCGTGCCCGGAGTAGTTCGCCAGCTCGGCGGAACGCAGGAACGGTTCGATCCAGGACTGCCGGTCCTCGACCTGCGCGGACCCGGTCTGCTGCGTGCCGGCGTCGGCGGCCCGCGCCTCGATGACGACCGGTTCGCTGTTGGTTTCGGCCGCGGCGCGGATCTTCGCGTAGGCCCGCTGCGATTCGGCCTGCTCGTTGAACACGGCGATCTGCGCGTCGAGCTCGGCGCATCGGGTCTGGATCGTGCCCAGCGTCGCCCGCTCGGTCTCGGTCAGGTCGACGCCCTCGGTGGCGGCCTTGTCAGACAGCGCGGTCTGCGTCGCGGTGAGCTTGTCCCGCTCCTCGAGCAGCCGCTTCAAATAGGTGATCATTGGTGTCCTCCCGGAACACACGACGGCATGAACTCACGTCGCGGGTGCCTTCCGGGGTGCCTATCGCCGGCGGCCGGTGCGCTTATCCGGGTGCTCGGGTCAGATAGGCGGCCAGGACAGCGGCCACGGCTCTAACGCGCCGAATCGTACAACCAGACGGCGGGGATCGGGGAGAGGTCGATGACCGGGCGTGGCGGCAGGTCCGGGATCAGCACCGCGCGGACCGCGAGCACCCGCGCCGAGTCGTAGGCCTGCGCGCCGACCAGCGACACGCCGACCAGCATCGCCTCCCGCACCTCCCGCACCCCGTCCTGGCCGCGGGTCACCCCCAGCGGGCGGAACGCCGCCGACAGGCCCCCGTACAGGTCGTTGTGCAGGTCCTCGAGCGCCTGGTCGCCACGCATCCCAGGGCTGACCCGGAACGTGCCGGTCAACCCCTGCGCGTCATCGGTCCAGTCGACCGCATGCCCCACCGCCGCACCCTCATGGTCGTGGCCGACGAAGAGCCGGATCTGCCCGCCCCGCTGCGCGATCGACTTCTTGAACGCGCCCCGCATGATCCGCTCACCCGCCGGGTCCGGCGCGAGGTAGGACACCTCGTCGTACGGGGCGACCACACCGGTCACCATCCGCCCCTCGGTGTCGACGGCGCGGATCTCCATCGCCAACTCGCTCATCTAGGCCACCCCCTGTGTCTGTGTGTCCACCACCTGCAGCTCGGGCACCTGCCCGGCGACGTCGGCCTGGTCGCCGAGCGGCGGCAGGTCCTCGAGCGCCCGCACCTCGTCCACCGTCATCCACCCCGCGTCCAGCGCGGTCTTGTACGCGTTGTAGCGGGTTGTCGTGTCGGCCCGCTCCAACCCCGCCGTCGCGATCTTCACCGACGTGCCGGCCGGGAACTCCGCGTCCAGGCACGACTCGATGCGCCGCACCCACGGATTGAGCAAGGTCAGCATCCGGTACTGGATCATCCGCGACTCGACGTTCGCGTAGGTCGACGAGTCGCCGGGCACGTCGAGCATGTAGGACGGCAACCCGAAGATCATCGCGATGTCCCGCAGCGCCCACTGCCGCGCCGAATCCAGCTGCGCATCCAACGGCGACACCGACAGCGGCACGAACTTCGTGGTCGCGTTGAGCACCGCGATCCGCCGCTGCCCGCCGTGCTGCGCCATCCACGCCGCCTGCAGCTCCCGCGCCTCCGCCGGCTGCAGATTCGGCTGCGACGACTCGATATAGCCGGTCGGGATGCCGGACCCATACTGCCCGGCCGCGTACGAACGGGTCGCCAACGCCAGCCCCAGATCCGCCGCATGCTCGACCAACACCCCGGTGCCGTGCCAGTCGTCACGGATCTCCCCGCCCCGCAGGTGGATCACCGACCCGGCCGGCAACGGCCCCTCCTCGTCACCCTTCACCGAGTAGGAGCCGTCCTCGTCGATCCGCACCTGGTCCGGGTGCAGGATCCACAACGGCGGCGCCGGCGCCCCAGCCGAATCCCGCACCGGCGCGTACACGTACCCGTCGCCCCACCACAACGCCGACCGGATCCACGTCGACCAGAACTCCACCCCCGCCAGCCGGGCATCCGGCAACAACCCGGACGAGGCGAGCGACCCGGCCATGGTCGACCGGCCGTCCGGGCGGGTCGCCTGCGGATCGGACAGCCACGACGGCGCCGCCAGGTCCTCCCACTCGCCGCGCAACACCCGCCACGGCAGCCCCGCGATCACGTCGCAGATCAGCGACGTGCACCGGGTCACCGCCGGCAACGTCGACGCCACCCACACGCCGCCCGACCCGCCACCCGCCCCCGGCGGCGGGTTCCCCACCGCCATCGACCCGTCCGGCGGCGGCGGAACCCACCACAACCACGGCTGCTCCACCTCCCACCCGTCCGGGCTGTTGCGCAGAATGTCGCGTCCGAACCCCGCAGTGAACACCGACACCGGGATACCGGCCGCCCGCTGCTCGACCGCGGCCTGCCGCCGGGTCCACCGCAGCACCGTCCCTAAACCCATATCCGGCTCCTCTCCACCGGCGCCGGCGCATGCTCATGCGCCCACAGCGCCGCCGTGCCCGCCAGCAACGGCACCCCCGACACCTGACCGGACCGGGCGAACGTCCACGTCTGCCCGTACGTGCGGCGCCGCGCCCCCCGCAACGCCTCATCCAGCGCCGGGTCCGGCCGCACCGCCAACGACCCCGCCGACAACCGGTCGAACACCTGACCCGACGCCGCAGCCATATCCCGCCCGGTGATCCGCACCAGCCGCTCCTCCACCACCGACCCCGCCAGCACCCGATCCGCCGCCACCGCCGCCGCCGGACCCGTCCCGTCATAGCCGACCGCCACCGGATCCCGCCGCCCGGCCAGCTCGAGCAGCAGCAGCGCACACCGCGCCGGCGTACACACCGCCGCCACCTCCACCACCCCGGCCACACACGCCGCGATCACCGCCGTCGACCGGTCATCGGACACGTCGAACCCGAACGCCACCGGCCCCGCCGGCAACGCCGCCCGCCACGTCGCCGCATCCACCACGTCCCCGGTGAACATCGGCGCCGACAGCGTCGGCACCCACTGGTTGAGCCACTGCTGCCGGAACGCCAGTTCCCCGGCATGGTCGGTCACCTTGCTGAACGCCCGCCGGATCGCGGTCTCGCGCCGCGCATCCCAATGTGGCGACGCCGCCCGCCACACTCCCGGGTCGGCGATGTCGACCTCGTCACCCGCCGGCGCGGACCACTCGATCAGCAGCACCGACGCGTCCTCGTCCGGGTCTAGCGCGGCCAGCCCGAGCTGCCGGTAGGTGAGCATCAGATCCGACGTCGACGTGCCCGCCGTCGACACCAGCCACAACTGCGGATCCACCACCTCCGCCATCGTCGGCACCAGCCCGTTGTCCACCACCCCGCGCGGCACCCGCCACGCCTCGTCCACCAACACCAGCGACAGGCTGAACGCCACCCCCGCCCCGTCGTTCGCCGCCTGGATCAGCCACCGCGACCCGTCCGGCAGGGTGATCTGCTGCTCCCCGTTCGTCCACCGCACCGCGCCCCGCCCGTACACCCCGGCCGCCCACCGCGCCGCCGGCCGCCACACCTCCTCCGCGGCGTGCATCTTGTGCGCCAGGTGCAGCACGTCCTGCGGCTCGCCGAGCAGCACGCCCTGGTGCTGCCGCCACCCGCACACCACCCGCTCGAGCACCGACTTCCCGGTCTGCCGCGGCCCGGACTGCACCACGTCGCGCCACACCAACCGGCCGTCCGCGTCATGCTCGAACGCGCGGCACAGCGCGAGCTTCTGCCACCACCGCAGCCGCGGCAGCACCGTCTTGTGCATCCGCGGCCGCCGCTCCGCCCACCGGATGGCGGCAGGCCCGTACGAACCGACCGCGCGCGGATGCGGCCCGGACACGATCCGCGGCACCGACGCCGACGCGGGCATGCGGGGAACCGTGAGCGAACCCGACGCCGGGCGCCTCGACGCATACCGGAACGCATCCGAGGGCATCGCCCGGTCCATCGCGGCTACCACAGCGAACCCCGCTTCTCCCGGCGAAAGGGAGAGAGATCGGACAGAGCGCGGGGTGTCCGCGGC